AATTTTTTTAGCGCTTCTAATCTCTTCCGCCAAGATGACGATTAGGAGTGCTATTTTTATTATTCTTAGTCTATTCATTCCTTTTTCTCTCCTTTCAACATTTTGTTTAATCTTCTATCAACTTTTAGCCATGAGTCATGCAAGTGATATTTATCATCAAACGACTTAACGCCAATCGCATGTTGCTCGTTGTGATGTTCGCGACATAACGCTAATACATGTTTGTCATAGTGGTTCATTTTGTTTCTGTTCATGCCTCTACCGACTGTTCGTAATGTGCTAGGTCAGCGTGAGGCTTTCTGCATATTACACAGTTGCGGTTGATTGTAGCCCAATATAATAACGCTTTATCTTCGCTTAACAACTTACTCGTTTCTACACTCATAGGTATTTGATGATGAAACATAAACGCTATAATCAGTTCTATTAACTCCCTTGCAACTTTCATAGAACAGTCGCGCAGACTGATTTCTTCATAACCTTTCATAATTTCCAATTCTGTTTGTAATAATTTTCTAATTGATTCCACCGGTTCTCCCCAGTGAAGTTCTATATCTCTACACATTGCGAATATTTTTTTGCGTTGTTCTATAGATAGTTTTTTATTATCCGGAACCTCTACTTCTGCTTTTAGTGGATATCCGTTTTCTAGTAAGTCAATGTGACTTTGTTCAAGTTCAACACCAGTAGCAACGACGGAATAAGTGCCGTCATTGTCTTTCTGGTATCTTGTAATGTATTGCATTTAAACCACACCTTAAAACGCTAAATCTTGGTCGTCATATCCAAATTGGCCACTGCTTTCAAATGGATTGCTTTGTTGAGACATTGATGTTTGTTGTTGTGCCCCGTTATTTTCTTCAGCTTTTTGCTTATCTGTCTTCGGAATAGGTTTGTTAACAACATCATCGCCCTTTTTGTAAGGTTTAATAAATGAAAAATCCGTAAAATACTTACCTTCATCTTCATTGAATTTCCATTTCAATACCAAGTGACAAAACTTACCAATAAGATCATTGGTATCAAAATCTAAGCTAGGAAGATTTAACTTAATACCTAATCGAGTAACTAATTCAATCAATTGTTTTTCTTGGAAATCATATTTATACGGCGGTACAAATTGATTATGTTTATATTGTTTGCCTTCATCATTTTCAAATACGATTGTGAAATATCTATTTTCTCTATCATTGAATTCAATATTTTTAACTTTCACTGTGAATTCTCCAGCTTGAAACCCTGCTGAGCCGTTATAAAACTTTTCTTGATTTGTTTCTTTAGTAAATTGCGCTTGTCCTGTGATTTTCATAATTAAATACCGTCCTTTTAATTAATTTTTAGTTTCCATTTCTAATTGCTTCTACTACGTCCGTAATGCTAGGATTTGCAAATTTCTTATTGTTAATTGTTATTGAAGGTGAATGTCTAATCTTTGTTTCAAACGTATTAGAAGGTTCAGCGTTTAGAATATATCTAGCTTTCTTTTCTCCGTTATCATCAAATTCTTCAATCATTGCCCTAGCTAACACATCACTTTGAGAAGTAATAGCTTTTTTAATTTGTTCTTGCGCTTCAATAGTGATAGTAGGGTTGATAGTGCTACCTTCATCATCTTTATCTTTGTTGATACCTTCATGACCTGTAATAACAAAGTGGAATTTGTATTCTTCTTGAAGTTTTCCTATTAATCTGTACATACTGACAATTCGTTCAGCAACTTCTCCCCAATCATTAAACGTTGGTTTTTTAGACTTATTTTTCATCACATCATTCAATGTCATATCTCTAAGTTTTTGAATAGTTTCAATAACTACAACATTGATTTCTTGTCCGTTTTCTCTCATCTCCTGTAAAATTTGAGGTAAAAAATTTACAACATAAACAAAGTGTTGATAGTTCTCGATTTCTACGTCTGATCCTTCGTCAGTAACCGTTGTTCCACCTTCGTTAATGTCAATGACGAAAGCGTCTTTATCTCTTGTAGCAAACGTGGTTTTTCCTGAGCCAATTTTTCCGTATACTGCAAATTTATAGAATTTCCTTTTATTTTTCTCAGCGATATTATTTATCTTTAGTTTTTTGAGTATGCTTACTTTTTCTTGTGGTTCTTGTTTTTCCTCAGTCATGTTCTACCTCCTCATACTCAATTGTTTCTGTCACTGTTTTCTTGATTGCTTTGTGCTTAGACATATCAATAACAGTTTTGTCTAGTCCGTCGAATTCTCTTGCGTCTCGCATATCAGTTGAATACTTCACTGTATCGTTCACTTCGGTTGGTCGGTTTGTAATAAATAGATTTTCATCTTTATGCTTGATTAGATAAGTTACAGTCTGCTTCATAGCGACCTCCTACCATCTCATGACTAAGTTAATTAGTCTGTCCTGTTCGTCTGTGTTCTCTTCAATCCATTCATCTATTGCTTGGTTGAATAAGTCTGATGCCATATCTAAGTCATTCTCATCTACGACATAAGCATGTTTAATTGGTACGTTGTTCATATCTTTAACTTGTATTGATATGCCCATATGACCTTTTAAAATGAATAGCTTAAAATCGAATCCGTTAACATGAATATTTTTGCGTATGATATCGCCTATTTCGTAATACATCTTGACTTCCTCCGTTTTTCATTTTATATTTAACTTGAAATTTTTCTTAAGTGCTTGATGCTGTTACTTGCTCCAACAAGTAGCAGTTTTTTTATCTTATTATCAAAGATGTTTCGTAAATTATGCCTTTTGGTTCGCCTGGCACTACTATTTGGCCGACAAAAAAATATTGATGCGCTCTACTTCTGTATGATTTCTTAAGTTTTAAATTGTGTAATACTATGTCACCGGTATGTCTGTCTACATATTCAACAAGATAATTTTTGTTTTGAACCGACATGTAAATATATGGATTGTTGTACTTCTCTCTGTATTCAGTAATCGTCTTAACTTCATCATCACTTAACACAGCTTGTTCTGCTTTTCTTTCCCATTCCACACTAGGTTCAACGTGTTCTTCGAACCAAGTCATTTAATCATCCACCTCATATAAGTATTCTTTATAAAATATGAATGTTGCTATACTTGCGAATCCCGCAATCGACCATGCTGTAGTGAAGTACAGCAATGGCATAAGCACAATCGCTAAGACTGTGAAGCACAATACTGCTATTAAGTAGCTTTTATATGTGTCGCTCATTTAATATCCTCCTAATACCATTTTTTATGCTTTCTGATCAAATACTCTTCCAATTTAGAAATATTAATCAGAGTGCCTGTTGGTGAATAATCAATGTATAAATTTTCTACACCTAAATTATCTTTGCGGTAATATTTCAACCAGTTGTATACTGTACTTCTACATACTCCAAACAATTGATGGATTTGTGTAGGTGTTGCGTATAACTTTTTCACAAATTTTTCTTCGCCTCTATATGTGTTTTCTGGTGTTGGTGGTACTATGATTTTTGGCATTTCTATCTTTCCTTTCGTGTATAATGTTGTTATTTGCTAATAGTTTGTTCGGCGAACTTCAAAAGGCGACGAGCAGATTCAGTAGAATTTTCAGCATCTTTCGGTATGGTTAAAGATTTGTTGTTTAGATAGTCACTCAACGCCCTGCTACTAATCACAGGTTTTCTAGTGTGCTTCTCAATCTTCCAAACCTTCCACGTTACAACTGCCATTGTGATGAGGAGGGTTGTTTTATACAATTTGTTCACTGTGAATCCTCCTTAAAAAACAAACTTCTAAATCCTGATTTTTCATATCTACCGGGTCTGCCTTTTTCACTCTTTGCATAATGCTCTATGTTTATGTCGTAACCACCTTCGTAATTTCCGTTTCTAGTTACCCATAAAAATTTAACTACTCGTTTGCTCTTCAGCTCTCCACCTTTATAAATGACTAATGGAACGCTGTTTTCATCTTTCACTTTGATGACAATTAGATCTTTGTGTCTGATATTTTTGTTGAACTTTTTTAAAATCTCCCTCATCTCATGAATTTTTTTCAATATTAATTTCATTACTTTTTGAATGTTCATTTGTTACATCTCCTTTCGTGTATAATATTGTTATCTCCTACAGAGAGGAGGTAAGGAATCTATATAAAACCTGTTATCATAGAATCGCGGACAGAACACCGAAAATCAGAGCCACAAGTGACAGAGTTAACATCAGTAAATAAGGTAAGTGCTCTTTCCAACCCCAAGGATGGTTTTTTAAAGAAGTTTTTATATCATTTAAAATCTTAAACATTTGAAATCCTCCTTTTTCGTCACTCTTTAATTGGAGTGGCGTTGATTTTTTTGTCTAACTTTTTCAATGCTAATTTGTAAATAACTGAAGCATGTTCGGTTTTAAAATGAGATTCAGCAATAATTTTCAATGTTTCTAATTTATTTCTTGCATCACCGTATGTGGTACTTTCTGATAGAACACCTTCTAAAATTTGTTGAACTCGATAATCTAAAAGTTTTAAGTCTTTATTGATGCATTGTTCGACACACTCTTCTTTGGTTAATGTGATTTGTTCCATAGTGTTCTCCTATTAAGATGTTTGTTTTTCTCCTAAAAACTTATTAACAAAGTATTGTTGTCCTTTGCCTGTTACTTTTGGTGTACGTGATACTTTACTTGAACCATCTGGATTATTAATTATTCGTTTTTTGATATCCAAGATTTTTAGATCCATACTCTTTTGAGTTGGTAAGTTATAACTTTCTCCACTCTTTTTAATGAGATATCCATTATTTCTTAACCATTTGAATAATCTGTTTTGTCCTATATCCACACCGTTTTGTTTAAGTATTTTCGCAAGCTCTCCGACGAGTATTGAATTGTCGCTACCAGCTACTGAGTCAGCGAATAATACTTTTGGTTTGTTAACTTCTACTTGCTGTTGTAAAAGTAAGTTTTGCTCTTTTTCTTTCTTATACTCAGTCAACACTGTAATGATGTAGTCTGGATCTTTTAATGTTTGTTCAATTACATTGTCTGTTGCGTAGATACCGTGTTTGCGAATAGCTGGTAGGACATCTGATGTTACCCAGCGTTTGAATTTTCTAGCGTTTTCTCTAATTTTTTCGTTTTTGCTTTGTTTAGAAGCATCGAAGATTAGACTGTATAATCCTGATTCGTTGATAATGATCATATTTCTGTTTTGACCTGATGCACTAAATTGGTGCGTCAGCTTGTCCTCGCTATCAACATGATTTCTGATGGCATTGTCTGTCCTTGCATATCCTAAAATCTCAGCAATATCTTTTCCTACAAAATAAGGTTCGTTTTCAATTTCCACTGTTCTTACTGGTAGCTCTTTAAAATTAAATGTTTGTAATGCTTGCATTGTTCGTTCCTCCTTTTAAGATATTTGTACAGTTTTCTGTACATTTTGTTCAAAAAAATATCTACCTACTTTTGTTGGTGGGATTTCTAATAATTCACAGATTCGTTTTATTTCCCATTGTGTGAATAAATTTTTTCCTTGCAACTTGTGATTAATAGATGTCCTTGAAATAGGGATTGCGTTCGCTAAAGAACTTTGGCTATATCTATACTCTGCCATTCTTTCGTACAGCAAACTATAATCGAAATTGTATATCATAAACTCACCTCCCTTCTTGTTCGGTTTTCTGTACAAATCAATTAAAACACCTTTGTTTAAATAAGTCAACACATAAAATACATTTTTCTGTACAACATTTGTTAAAAATTATTGATAATCGTCATTGTACGTAGTATTATATTCTTAGGAGGTGTTCAGAAATATGAACAGTTTTAAGGATAGATTAAAGCAAATTATGTCTGAACGGAAGATATCTCAATCAGAGCTATCAAGAAGGACTGGTATTGGCAGAAACTCAATTAGCGATTATTTAAATGGAAAATATGAAGCGAAACAAGACAAAGTCTTTGAACTAGCAAAGGCTTTAAACGTTAACGAAGCGTGGCTTATGGGTTTTGATATTTCTAAGAATAGAAAAATTGAAAATAACGACATCACTTCCATATACAACAAACTCACACCTCCCCGCCAAAAAAACGTACTTAACTATGCAAATGAACAATTGGAAGAACAGAATTCTAAAGGAGATAACGTTGTAGATATTAATTCATATAAACAGGAGAAAACTCCAGTTAACGTCAATGGTTGCGTCTCTGCTGGTGTAGGAGAACGTTTACACGATGAAACGCTATTTACTGAAATGGTTAAAGGACCTATCCCCACACACGATTTAGCGTTAAAAGTAAATGGTGATTCTATGGAACCTATGTTTAAAGACGGTGAAATTATATTCGTAGAGAAAACTCACAATATAAAGAATGGACAAATTGGTATATTCATCATTGAAGAAGAAGCGTACGTTAAGAAAGTCTTTGTTGAAGATGATAGATTGACTCTAGTTTCACTAAATAAAGAATACGATGATCTACACTTTTACAGGAACGAAAGTGTGAGGTTAATTGGAAAAGTTATTTTATAGTTAAAGGAGAAATGAAAATGAGTAAAAAATTTAGCGATATTGAAAGAAATGATATTAATGCTAAATGGTTCGATGAAATTGAAAAACTTGAAGAAAAGTTAAACGAAGATTTAACTAAAAGAGAAAAGAAAAAAATAGAAAAAGAAATTACAAAAAATAAGAAATATATAGAAAAATCAGCCTTTTGGCAAAACTTAGCTGATAAAGCTGAAACTACCGGTAACAAATTACAAAATGTAGGTGGTAAAATGCAAAAAGTTGGCTTAAAAACAACAGCAGCCGTATGGACGCCGGCGTTATACGGCGCTTATAAAGTTGGTAAATCATTAAAGAATAAACCTAAAGAAGATGATTTGATAAAATTTATAAAAGAATGTCAAACAGCTTATAAAGATGGAAAAATAACTGAGAATGAAATGAAAGAGCATATTTTAACTTTTACAAATAATTACTATAAATAATAGAAAAATTATTTTACAGGAGGCTTTAACATGGATTTTAAAGAAGTTGACATTAACATTGAAGAGTGGGAAATGGTTGAAATCCCCCTTTATACAGAAGAAGAACTGACTTATAGATTGAAAAACGATTTACCTATAACTAAAAGTGAGTTTGAAGAACAGGGGTCTAAAAATGAATTCTTATAAAGAAATTGAACACTTACACATTAACACCGGTGGTAAAGAGTTTACTCAAGAGCAAATAGAAGAAGCTAAAGCTTTTATAGAAAGTCAAGAATTTAAAGATATGATTCGAGAAGCTAAAGAGTCACGTCAAAGAGTTATGGAGTATAAAATCACTGATAGAACTAAATTGTGATTAACAGCGCCTGTGTGGCGGTTTGATATAAAATAAAAACGCCTACTATTGTAGACGTTAAAATTTACCACTCTTAATTGCGTTTGCCCATAAAGATGATTGCTGTTTATTCTTGGCATTTAATTTTCTTTGGTTGTTGAGACCTTTCATTCTTTTGCCATTTTTTTCACTAAATCTACGATAATAATAATCGACTTCGTTTGAAAATTGTTTAAATTCAATATCGTCTTTAATTTTCATTTTTTTTAAAGTTTTAAACATACAATCACCACCTAAGGAGGAATTTTATTGAAACATTATCTATATACCGACAAAGAATTTATATATTCTTATTTAAGTCAACACGGAAAAGGTTTAAATCTATCTTACAGTCAAATGAACAAAAATACAAGTACAGAGAGTGAAAGTAAAAGTACCGCTAACACAAAATCTAAAGAAGAATTCGAGGGAAATTCAACTGGAGATTTAGGTTTAGAAATTAATGCAGGAATTGCTAAAGGTTCTTACACTGATGGAACTAATTATAAAATTAAAATTAACAAAAACTCTTTGAAAGAAACTTTAAATTTTATCGATTCTAAAAGCGAAGCTCAATCAGAATTATACAAAATTGAATTGCACGATTATCTTTATGAAATATTTGAAAATACCGCTATGAATAAAGGTGATAAAATTTCCTTATATCCAGATAAAAAAATAACAATTGCAGAATTGGATGGTAATCATTTTAAATTTTTAGAACAATTAATGAATATTTATATAAAATCTGATACATCAAGTTTTATCGGTATAGATAATAATACTCAAGAAGAATTCAAAAGTATAAAAAAAGACTTGCAACCTTTAGAAAAAATGAGTTCAATTATAGATAAATTAGTTCCTGGGGATTATAAAATTATACTTAATCACGACAATCAATCTTTAATCGGTTCACTTTACGAAGAAAATTTAAATGTACCATTTAAAGAGCTAAAGTACTTTTATGCTCAAAGTAAATTAAACGTTGTCGGAATAAAAGCTAGCAAAATTGAACCTAATAAATTTGAATACGAAAATGTATTTGAAGTTATACAACTAGACGCTTTATTACAAGGACCATTATTAAATGAATTATTATCAAATGAATCGATTTATTATTTTAAACCTATACTAATTTACAGTAACATTTAATATTTTTCGGGTAGCCCGCCTACCCTTATTATTTTTTATAAATTTACAGAACGTACGTTCTTACAGGAGGTATAAACATGTGGATTGAAAAATTTAAAAACAAAAATAACGAAACTAAATACAGATACTACGAGAAGTACAAAGATCCATACACAGATAAATGGAAACGTGTAAGTATTGTCTTGAACAAAAATACAAAACAATCACAAAAAGAAGCTATGTTCCGTTTAGAAGAAAAAATAAAAGAAAAACTAAACAACAAGTCGTCAAGCGAATTAAAAACTTTGACTTTTCACGCGCTATTAGATGAATGGCTTGAATATCATATAAAAACATCAGGTTCAAAGTTGACTACTCTTAATAATATAAAAATAAGAATTAAAAACATTAAACGATACTGCTCTGAGAACTTGCTTTTAAACAAACTTGATACAAAATATATGCAGATATTTATTAATAAATTATCAGATATCTATTCTCAAAATCAAGTAACCCGTCAACTCGGAGATATGAAAGGAGCTATTAAATATGCAGTTAAATTTTACAATTATCCAAACGAATATTTGTTAACTAATGTCAAAATACCTAAAAGAAGAAAAACAATAGAAGATATCGAAAAAGATGAATCTAAAATGTACAACTATTTAGAAATGAACCAAGTCCTACAGATACGTGATCATATACTAAATAATAATAAGTTACACAAGCGAAATCGCATTTTAATTGCCAGTATCTTAGAAGTACAGGCTTTAACTGGTATGCGCATAGGAGAATTACAAGCACTTCAGGAAAAAGATATAGATTTATTAAACAAAACTATCAATATAACAGGTACAATTCACCGCATTAAATATGAAGAAGGATTCGGATACAAAGATACTACAAAGACTATAAGTTCAAAAAGAAGTATCAGCATCAATTCTAGAACCGTAGAAATTTTTAAAAAGATAATACTGGAAAACAAAATGTTGAAAAGATGGAATTCTAGCTATGTTGACAGAGGGTTCATATTCACAACAAAAAAAGGAAATCCTTTATGTAATAATCAAATTGCCAGTGTGCTTAAGAAAACTACAAAAGCTTTAAATATGAATAAGAAAGTTACCACGCACACATTTAGACATACACACATAACTTTATTAGTAGAAATGAATGTTTCTTTAAAAGCAATTATGAAAAGGGTAGGACATGTAGATGAAAAAACAACAATTCGCATATATACTCATGTAACTGAAAGAATGGATAGAGAACTAACTCAAAAACTCGAAAACATTCCAAGTTAGCTTAAATCTGCCCTTTTTTTGCCCTTATATTTTTTATAAGCTTTATAAAATGCTTGAAAACACTGGCATTAAAGATTTTCTTGGACTAATTATATCATCATAATGTGATGGTTCAAATATCATTTGTACAATCAAAGGCTTCATGTTCTTAACAATATCATCTAAATGGTTATCTAAAATTGGTGACACTGCTTTTAAATCATTAAGAAAAGGCTCCCATTTGCCTAAAGTATTATCTAATTCTTCTAATTTAGTTTTAATATAATTACAAGTTACATTAGGAATCAGGGACAAAAATTCTTTCTTTTTTACATTTAACATTTCAATTGCATGTCTTAAATTCTTACGTATTTTGGGAATTGTATTAATCAAATATTTTATTACATCGACAATTTTCGATGCATATTCATCATATATACCTTGAACATAGTCTGCTATTTTTTTAATACCATCATCGATATGGTCTTTTAATATTTTCATTTTTCTTCCTAAATAATTAGAAGGTAAAGCTAGACCCTGCACCATATTTTCACCGCTATAATTAATTTGATAATTTCCATCTAAAATTGTTGCATCTTGTTGCTTCATAATACTTCTAATATCTGCAATTTGCCTACCATAAATATCATTTTGATTTTTTATTTGCTGAATATTCTGTTTTACTACTTTCAAATGTTTCATCATTTCTTCAGATACTCCATCCTTGAAGTCATGATCAATATTTTTGAAAATTTCTAAAATTTCATTATCTATACTATCATACACTTTTTCTATAAAAGATTTTATACCTTTAAACAACTCATTAATTCTTTCTTTTAATGCATCCAATGCAAAATCAGGTAATAAGTGTTTAACAGCACTAATACTTTCTATTGTTTCATCTGCAACTTCTTCAAGTGCGTTTATTTTACTAATTAAAGTTCTTTCCATTTCTTCTAATTGAAATAAGTTAATCTTATCCTTAAATCCTTCTGATAATTGTTTCTTTCTATCTGCAAAATTTTTATTTTCATTTTCTGAGATGTTAAAACTTTCATTTAAAAAGATTACGCATTCTGCTAACATACCACTTGTTTCACCAGTAATCAGTTTACTCAACGCATCAAGATTTTCTAAATTAAGTTTAATTAAAGTTCCTTTTCCGGAACGTGCAATCGAATCTCCTGTCCAAACATTTATTGGAATTCGCCCATCCATATCTAATGTTATGTTAATAGTCTTTTTTACTTTTTTTCCATTTTTAATTTCTGTATCTTTTACCGACTTAATTTTGATTAGTGGTACAGTATCGTATGTGTTATCTTTTCTATTTAACTTCCTTTTATAACCTACATGGCTGTCTATTAAAGCATCTAACCTGGGCACACCATCACTAATGTTAACGCGTTTTCCTGGCATATCTTTGATGAATGGATCTTGTAACCATGTTAATAAATCGTTGGTACTATTAAAACTAATCATATTATCAAAGCGTGGTCTAGCAAATTTCTGCCAAGCAGCATAAGGAATCATTGCTGAGTCAGTAGCAACAACTTTTTCATTCGGATGTTTCGCTCCTTGATATTTTGCTCCTGCACCACCTTCCGAATTACCACCATCCGCCACAATTGTTTTGTTTTTGTAATTATAAGGTTTAGTTTTGTATTTTCTTCTAAATTCATTTTCATCAAGAACAGAAGCATCTTTAATTTTTTGTCGATAACTATTTGCGAATTCTTCTACTTGCTTTAAATAATCTGTGCTTTCATTATCATTATTCATTAATTTAGCATTTTGGAGCCAATCATCTCCAAAACCCGATGATTTTAATGGATTATTTGGGTTAATTGCCTCATTAGATGTTCCTTGATAAATTATTGTCTGTTGACCAGTTGGATTCCCCTGATCATTAAGTAACTCGTATGTTTTAATATCAGCAGCACCATTCATATTATCATTACTATTATCATTATAATTATCTATTTGTTTGAACCGTTTTCCATTTACTTTAAAATCTTTTTTTTCATTTATATCTTGATAAACCCAATAACTGCTCAATTCTGCTATGTCCCTATCATTTATTTTATTCACTTTATATTCACTTACCCTTCAATTGGATTTATATCGTCATAAAATGGTTTTTTAGTATTTATACTAGATTTTCCTAATTGAATAGTAACTTGAGATTTTTGAGGCATATTGGGTTTTTCTTTTAATTTATTACTCAATTCAATCACATCATCTACTGTATTGTCTTTAGTAAAGTTTTTCTTAGTTGAAAAAAGTGTAGAAACTGCATCAGTATTGGCAGTATAATCTAACTCTTTTCTAGCTTGTTGCATACCTTCTTTAAATTCTTTATCATTTTTATGAATCAACGGTTCGTAATATTTACGATATTCTTTTAAGTTTCTTGATAAATATGTGATATAAAAGTATTCATTTTGATATCCAACGTTTTGTGTCTTGTTAATTGCCTCTTTTGTAAAGCCTGTATATTGATATTTCTTTTCATTTTCTTTGAAGAATTTATATAAGTTATCATACTTTTCTTTTTGCGCTCGATATTCAAAGCCACTCAGCACTGTACCCACCATCATACTCATATCATCACCATTGTCATTACTGCGCATTGATCCTTTTTGATGGATGGCATCTTTGTACAAAGGTAGACTTGCATTAAATACAATGCCATGATCTTCACAATGCACATAAACTTCTACACCATCATCTTTACCTACAACATTTGTAGCTTTAACTTTTAGTCCAAAGTTATCTTTAAAGAATTGTTCACCTACTTTTTCAAATTCTTTACGATGCTTCTTCGCAAATTCAATCGCATCTTTTTCTGCAGGCGGTTGGAAGCCTTGGCCTACATATTTTGAAGCTTCCATTTCTTCTGGTACAGATTTTGTTTCTGTGTTTGTGTCTTTATTTGATTCATTTTCCATCGCGGAACATCCCCCTAAAATTAATGTCGTGGTTAAAACTGATCCAATGAACTTTTTCAT